AGCTCGGGAGGACTCTACCGCTAAGCGGGTTGCAGAGCCCCAAGCTTCAAGCCACAAGCTCAAAGAGCCTCAAGCTTCAAGCGGCAAGCATCAAGCCCCAAGCACAAAGGCTCAAGCCTAAAGCCACAAGCAACAAGCTCCTGGATCCGGGACCCTTCAAAAAGTTTCAAGCACCTTTGATCAAGGCTCTCTACCAAGATAAATGAGTTGTTAGGATGCTTAACATGGAAGGCTATTTGGTGTGGTGAGAATCTAATTTTATTCCCCTTGCATACCTTCAGTTCTACTGTGAAAAAGTGCCCAGAAGTATTATAGCCCAATAGATCAGGAGTACCGGATAAACTAATGTTCTCAAGTCTGATCCACGATATTTCAGGTATAAATTTTTTAATTTTTGCATACAATTTCTGTTCTGGTTTCAAGGGAAGTTAGTAGTCCCGTTGAAGTTTTTCTGGCAAGATAAGACTCGAAGGTTTTTCAGTTTTTAAAACTAATCTGTGAGCGCTGTGACCTGGCTGGCCTATGATTGGAACCGCATTCTCATGCACCTCCATACGTCGGATTGCATGCAACTTTCCTTTTATCTCCACATAGATAACTGCGTTTTTTACTGCGTCAGAACCTTTGGTAAATTGACCTAAGAATTGTTGCAAGTCTTGAACTCTCATGAATCTTTTCGTCTTAACTTGTTAGATAAATCATCTATCACTTTTTTATAACCTTGCAAGAGATTTTCTTTTTTTTGATCTTCATGCCAAAATTTTTTCCAAAAATTAATTTGTTTCTGAGCATCAACTAACAACTGTTGATACATCTTAATCGTAAGTTTAAGATTATCTATTTGTTTGGTTAAATCTAATTCTCCTCTGTCATCTTTCATGTATTGACTTTATAGGATAGTTCCCTTAAATTGTCAATCATGGGAGTACCAAAAAGATTAACTGAAATGCAACAGAGATTCGCCGAGTTTTTAGTATTCGGTGGACCTGAAGGACCTATGACTAAACGTGAAGCAGCTATTGCTGCTGGGTACAGTAAAGACAGAGCTATGCGCGAAGGATCAGAACTCACCAATCCAAAGTATTCGCCCCTTGTTGTTAAATACATTGGTGAATTAAAAGAAGAAAGATTAAGAAAACATGAGGTCACTTACGAAGGACATGTAGCAGAGCTAGCTAGATTACGTGAGGCCGCTTTGAAGAAAGGTTCTTTCTCTTCTGCTGTAAACGCAGAAGCGAACAGAGGTAAGGCAGCAGGACTATACATAGACAGAAAAATAATAAAAACTGGAAAGTTAGAAGATATGTCAGAACAAGAACTAGAAGCCAAAATGAAACAAATCCTAGACGACTATGCACAGATAATTGATGTGACTCCATCTAAATCTTCTGAATCTTCTTTACCCAGTCCCGAGGAATCATCGTCCGATCCCCAAAACTAAAACTACCATCATCTTCTCTATCATAAGAAGCAAATAGTTTTATAGATTTTTTATCTTTAGAATATAGCCAACCTTCATTTACAGGTCTTGCTAGTTTCATCTTATCAAACTCTTTCTCTGTAGCCCAGCCCGAATCACTCACACAGTCGATCCACTCCACACGGACTTTCGGATAAGGTATCTCGGGAGTTATTGAGGCGATAGCTTTTCTTCTTTTCCTAGGCATATATAGGTTTATATCACAGATTTATTTTTTTAAAATATGCATTCGCGCGCGTGAACCGAAATTTGATGGTACATTAAAAAGTGTACCAAAAATAAAAAGTGTACCAAAAAGTGTCCCACTTTCAGCCTTATTTTATGCGGTAAAACAGTCAAAAGTACACTTGGACAAATTATTTCCGAGAGAAAAAAATATTTTTTTTAATTCTGTCACAGAATCTTATGCTTTGTATTTTCTGCCTCATTTTCGCCATAATGTAGACTTATTACTGCCAACTTATCCTCTGCTTCCGCCATTTTCATCAGTAATTTGTCAACTTCTGCCGTAATATCAGGATGTTCTGGTATCACCAGCTCATGCTCGCTATAGCATTTTATCTTATACTTGGCATCTGCAATATCAGCCTCGTATCTCTTTGTTAGAACCTTTCTAATCTGATTGTTCATCTTTCCATTCCTCCTTTGTTTTATTACCATTTTCATCTTTGTACAATATCCACGACTTCTCGCCGTCGTAGTAAAAGCCTTCTATCTCACGCTCCATTAAAGTCCTCCTTTACATATCTTTTTAGTTCTTTGTCCTGTATATTATCTGGCACCTCGTTTTTAAAAAATATCCTGTAGCTGTCGCTACCATATTTACCAATACCAAATAATTCTGTTGCATCTTTGCCATCCCAATTAATAAAATCACAGGACATTCGCCATATCCTGTTAGCTCTAACATTCTTCATACCTAGATCTTTTAACATCTCTGCTATCGTATCTGTATTTGATAATAATAACTTCCATGCGTTAGGAAACTTCTCAAAGAATCCTGGTAATACTTTTTTAACCTTCTTACGTCCTGTCTGATTTAAACAGATCACAGACACCATGTGCTGCCACTCACCCTCTATCTGCTGTTGGACCATAAGATCATCTCTCATACTAGGCACCATTAAAAAAATCCTCCGGGTTCATATTCACTTTTGCTTTCTCTTTCTCGTCATGTTTTAGGTCATAATACCTGTCTAATCTTTTCAAAAACTCATGTTTATAGCGCCTTAATTCAGGTCCCTCGACTCTAAACTCCTGGTAATATAAATCAGGAGTACATACCATTATCACACCCTGCTCGATGTTAGACTTGTGCACATAGTCATGGGCCATGGCATACGCTGCTATCTGCAGGTAATAATCCTCAATCCATTCTTTCTTCTTTGGCCTGTTAGCCTGCTTGAAGTCAACAACAGTCTCACGACCATTGTGAAGACAGACTAGATCAGTAGACCCAGCATAAAGCCCAGGATAATATAGAGTGACTTCTGAACCATACCACTCTTCAACCGGTGTAAGACCCACGTCAATAACTTTCGCGGCCATGGTTTTCGCCTTCTGTCCGAGTTCTGTAAGATCATCGTAGCCAGTTCCGAGAATATAGTGTTCCAGGAATTTGTGCATAGCTGTCCCCCGTGCACTAGATATATTTTTGATTCGTTCTGCTTCCTGTTCTCCAACTTTGGCCTTCCAATCTTTTAAAAATTGTTGATCTTTGGTGGCTCCTAATATCGTAGTCACGCTTGGAAGTCTAGAACCATTTACATCATAGAGCCGTGTTCCTTGGTCCTCGTGCCGTGTAGCATCGACGTAGCTGTATTTCTCACTCTTCGGTATCTTACGACCTATGTTGTGATATTCCTGTATGTCTTTATCACTCATCATCAGATCGTTCCTCCTGTTCTTTTTTAAAACCTTCTTCTAACATTTCTGATAGTGTTTTTTCTTTTTTAAATATCTCATCGAATCTCTTACGATACACATCGTTAGATACCCTAGACTTACCATCCCAACGTCTACCATCCGTCATAGCTTTTTCTTTAACTCCTCCAGATACGCACTGTTCTCTTGATTCCGTATCAGCTCTTCTAACTCCTTACCCTGTTTGGCTCGTAGTATTTTAGAATGTTTACGCCAGGCCCATGCATTGAGCATGCCCGCATACTTCATGATAAAGTGTAGTGACTCATAGATAAATTTATCTAACATTCTTTTTTACCTCTCTATATTCATCTAGACTTATAATATTATCTTTTAACGCTGCCTGTGTATAGTGTTCTATTACCCTCTGTATCTTTGGTAGTTTGGTATGTGCCCAAGGCCATATCAGACAACAGACATAATACGCATCTCTGAATGTACAACGCCATCTATATTGTTTCAGATATGGCGTGCCATCAACCCGTTTACCCTTCCGCGGTTTATCGGTCAGTGTCCCACAACCCAATACCTCATGGACCCATTTCAATACAGATTGATCGGTCATTGTTATTTCCATGGATAGACGTAGACTGTTCGACAATCTATACCCTGGTTTACCTCGGTGTTTCTTTTTCTTTTCGATACCACGTTTAAAATGTATCGAACCTTCGCCATCGAATAGTCCTGCGATGTATGCCCTATCAGTCTCTGGAATCATATCTCCTCACATGTATTAATATTGCCATTACAATAATCGTGATGGCTATACCTAAAAAGAATAAACCTATCATCAAATGCCCGCTTTCCGTGCACGTACTAACGGGTCACCAAAGGCTCGAATACTCGGGGTATGTTTTACGAATCCCAATATGTATCCTCCAGAGGTGTTTAGCGCGTAGCATTTTTTTTCACCTGGAGC